ATCTGCATAAATACCAAAAGGGTAATGCACTGTTCGAGCGGCCGATTCATTGATAGTCGAACCACCGGAGGTCAGGGCAACTGTCCCGGTAGAAGGCAGAATAACCTTGCTTGTTGTGCTAGCGGGCGTTAGAGTAGGAACAGCCATACGTTTTTCTCCTATACAGTATAAATAGTTTACACAAAACAAAACCCCCCACCAATAAGGTGAGGGGTGCGTTAAGTCGTTACTCTCAAAGTATCAGGTATCTGCTTTCTTTTTAGTCGTTCTTTTTCTTGTCGTCGTTCTCTTGACTGGCTTCTTTTTAGCAACAGTCTTTTTAGGTGGTGCTTTTGTTACTTTTGGAGCCGGAGTTTCCTCAACTGGAGACTCGGTGGGAAGAGCAGGAGCGGTAGGCTCCTCTGCAACTACTAACTCCACCTTTTCTTCTTCGACAGTGGGCTCTGACTTTTCAGCCAGAGCTTTTACAAACGAATGATTAGCAAACTTTTTATTAAACTTTTGAGGGTATCTCTTAAGTCTATTTTTCTTACCCATTGATTAATCCTTATTAAACGCTGAACCCGATGGACGACAAGCCCGAAACATTACAGTGACCAAGTATGACCCATGTTGTTCCGTCGCAATAACACTCCAAATAAGAGCCTTGATTGGTATCGCGTGCAAACTCGAATGCCTTTCTTGAACCGTTGTCGGTTGCCACACCAGAGTCAGCATTTGAGCCACCGGTTACCTGTGCGAAAACAGAACCAACCATATCGCCATTGACGCCCTCTGAAGAGATGATTTTAACTAATCCTCCGCCGGCGGTTAGATTGGTCAAAAATACAAATTTAAAATATGCACCATCTTGTTTTGGTGGTAGCGTGATCAATAGTTCACTACCATGGTTGTGATCAATATAGTAAAGCTCACCGGTTTCTGCCGCAGTGATCGTTTTGTTGGTTGTTGCTGAAGTTCCATTTCCCAAGACTTCTATTCTTTGGCGGCTTGCAACTCTTGCCGCTCTTGCTACTCTAGACATGTTAATAATTTCCTATTGTAATGAAGACTATTCTTGCCCACTAGCCACCTCTATCAAGTTCCGAATGCTACGTCATTAACAGCCGCAGAGTTCAAGTGACCAGACAGAATCCAAGTTGTTCCATCGCAATAACACTCCAAATAAGAACCTTGATGGGTATCGGGAGATATCGTGACTTGATGATCTGCATCATCATCTTGCACCACAGCAGAGTCAGCATTTGAGCCACCGGTTACCTGCACAAAAACAGAACCAACCATGTCGCCGTCAGTAGCTTCTGAAGAGGTAATTTTAATAGTTCCAGCAGCCGTCAAGTTGGTCTTCAATATAAATTTAAAATATGCACCATCTTGTTTTGGTGGTAGCGTGATCAATAGTTGACTAGCATGGTTGTGGTCAATGAAATAAAGCTCACCAGTTTCTGCTGCTGCGATTGTTTTTGCTGTGGCCGCGCTGGTTCCGTTACCTAACGTCTCCACTCTTTGACGGCTTGCAACTCTTGCCGCTCTTGCAATTTTAGACATATTAATAATCTCCTATATTATGAAAAAGGCAAACCGCCCTGTCTTCAGTTATAAATAGTATGGTGCCCTTGTAAAAGGATTTGTAAAGACAAAAAAAAGCCCCGCTATCCGAAGATGGCGGGGCTTAGTCTTGATAAGACTTGCTAGCTACTAAGCGCCAGACTCACCAAGGAGGCCACGACAGATGACGAGGCCGTACATATCAGGACGGACCATCTTCTTAGCGTAGCGCGTCAAGACGCCCTTACGAGGCACAAAGTCCTCGGTGCCGAAGATAGTTGGCGTGACTTGCAGGGGCACATACGGAGCGTAAACATAGCCCGACTCAAGGAAGCTACCACCCTTACGGCCGACGAGAACAACGTTCCGTGGGAAGTAAGGATCGACGTACACGTCGAACTTCTTAGAGATAGAACCAACATTCACAGCACCTGCGGTGCCACGATCAGCGTCAGCGGTAACGCTTGCACGGAAACCAGCAGTGAACTCAAGGATATTAGCAACTTCAGGTGAGGTCACCAAGAAGTTAGCACCACCCCGCAGAGTCTTGCGGTGGATCTGTGCCGAGACATCATTGATAGTCTCGATAAGGGTCTCGTACCACTCGGAAACCGTACCAGTGAAGTCAGGAGCAGCCGAAGTTGCACCAAGCTCCAAACCAGTTGTGCGATTCACGAAGAGGCCCGGAGAGCGCGACCAGTAGTAAGTACCAGCAGTTGCGCCTTGGATCAAGTCGTTCACGATCTCACGATCGATCTCAAGAGCAATCTGCTCCGACAGGATCGAGGTCAACTCAACCTCAGCGTCGAGGTTGTGGTATGCGTTCAGGTCCTGACCAAGTTCTGGCGACCATTTGGCCTTCAGTTTCTTGGTGATAGCCGTCACAGCGATCGAGTCCACCTTGATATCGATCTCAGGGATCGCATCTTTGCTAGCGGTTGATCCAGCACCAGTTGGGAAACCAGCGACGTTAGTTGCCTCTTCAAGGCCCCAAGGATCAGCGCCGACCACGGAACCAACGGCACTACCAGTGTCGAAGTT